TACCTGCACCAGTTTCAGCAATCTGCAATTTCATGTCGCCGTTAAGCTGACACTGATTTGCAATAGCCTGCTGTACGCTTGTGCTGACACCTGCAATATCACGAGCAAGTTCAGAATACTTGTCAACAAGAGTTGCATTTATATCGTGATAAACGCCGTTTGTTGCCGACAAAATTTCTCTCTGGTTTGCCATTGAGTTCTGATTGTCGAAACCCCTCTGCATATCTGCCTGTAAAGCATTAGTGTTTCCACCGTTTCCGAAGAAGCCACCGTTGCCCATGAGCAAAGCAAAAATAAGGAACGCCCAGATAAAACCACCGCCACCGAAGCCGTCACCACCAAACATCATTGGTGTACCATTGTCACTGACTGTCATCTTTTACCTCCTGTTTTGAATTTGAATATCCGAGAAACTCTCGTCTAAACTCGTCTAAAATGGAAACAACCACTTACTTCTTATTTGCTTTTTATATAAGGTTTTAACACTTAGAAATGTCTAAAAATGTCTAAAACTGCGTCTAAAATGTCTGGTTTTTCATAAAATTTAGACATTTACTAAAGTTTAATACCAAACTGACTTGCAAATTGATTGATATTTATTCCCCTTTCTTTTGCGAGATTCATAGCAATCTGTTTCATATCAGCTTCACTTTTTCCGCCAACCATTTCCTGCATCTTTCGATACGCCTGTGGATTTTGCTTCATCATGGAATTCATGCGGTTCTGCAACTGCTGAGTTAAAAGCTGTTGTGGATTGCTGAACATTTGCATTGCCTGAAATGGATTCATTTCTTAGCCCTCCTAAAAAGTTTTCTATGTTTGAAAGTCTTGCGTTAATTTCTGAAAGAGGGTCTTTTGTGTCTGGAACATCATTCTCTATCACATAAGAAAGGAACTGCGGCTTGCCGTTGTCGCCCATTCTCTTGAGATAGATTTTGCCTGTTGATGTGTCGAGATAGATATTCGTTGCAACAAAATCCATCTGAGCGGCTTTTGCTTCTTCTACGCCGGATACCCAGTTGCAATGAATCTGCGGAACTTGCGGCTGTTGAGGTGGAAAAGGTAGCGAAAGCTGATACGGCGGCTGATTGAACTGAGGGTTCATCTGTGCCTGAGCATTTCGCATATAATAATCGTTTAATGGATTCCCGAACATGTAAAACACCTTCCTGATGTTTTCATGCTATCATTTTGAGACTTTTACAGGTTTCGGGATTCTTACTGAATTGTTATGGAATTATTGCGGAAATTTTGTTCCTGATACGCCTGAGTTCTTCGTTGATAACTGTCTGGCTACAGCACAAAGTATCGGCGATAAAGCAGATATTCTGCTTCTTGAGATAGAACATTTCAAATATTTCTGTTTGTCTATCCGAAAAAATAACCGCCGAGAGCAGACGGTTTACATCTGCCCTCGTAGCGTTACTGAACCAAGCATTGATTCGTCTTACTGTTGTAAGCATAATTCCCCCGGCAACCTTTTGGTTGTACTTTTAAATTTATTTATGCAGAAAGCTTTAAAGCTTTTATAAAATTATAACTGCAACAATGTTTTAGCCACCCTAACGTACTGGCAACAGAACTTTTTATATATTCTGAATCTTTGTACTTTAATTTCTTGAAACGCTTTTTAATTCTTTTTGCTGTGCTTTTGCGTAATAAAACGTATTTTCCAAAGTGTCTATATCCGCAAAAATCAACGCCTTGTTTTGTCTTGAATAAATCGCATTTAGAAAATGTAAGCTCAAACTTTTGTAAGAATTCTGCAATCTCTATTTTGCAATAATTAAGATAATTCTTGTTATTACTGAATAAAAGAAAATCATCGCAGAACCGCTCATAATCACGGCATTTCAAATCGTGCTTTACAAAATTATCAAGAAAAGACAGATAGAAGTTTCCAAACCATTGGGAGCAATAATTACCTATTGGGCAATTATAATCTCCGGAAAAGCTGAAAATTATATCGTCAATTATCTGCATAAATCTTTCATCTTTAATTATTCTATGCAGTTTTTCAGACAGAATCTTATGGCTTATTGACGGATAGAATTTTCTTATATCACATTTAAGACAATATTCGTTTCTGCGTACAAATTCACTACATCTGATACTTGCCCTGTGTTGTCCGCGCCCCTCGATACAAGCATAAGTGTCTGTTATAAACAGATTTAAAAATATAGGTTTTAGTATATTCATTATTGCGTGTTGCACAATTCTATCAGGGCTGTACGGCAGAATATAAACAATGCGCTCTTTCGGTTCATGCACTGTTTTCATTCTGTATTCAGATGTATGAAACTTTCCCTCAGCAACAAGTAACCGTACTTTTTCAAGATTCTCTTCTGCATTTTGCTTAAATATTATTACTTGTTTTTGACGGCTTTTGCCTTTTATTGAATTTTTGTATGCAAGCGCAAAGTTTTCCCTGCTTATAAATTGTTCCCACAAACCGTTATATGTTTTCATTTTTCATAACAAAATGCACATAGATATTTCGACAAGCTACTTTAACTATGTGCCGCTCCGTTTTATATTCTGGAATTTTCCAAAGGTACAGATTCAGCCGAGAGTAAGCACGATTTTAACCACCGGAGTTGTGTATTACCTATCCCGTATCGACCTACGCGCAGAGATGCTCGCACTGACACCCGACTGCCGATTATTCGCATTACGTGAACGCGAACTGCAATTCGCCCTGTTACTCCAATTACCACCTGCAAGCAGAACTAACAACCTGTACCTTAATTATTCTCATTATACTAGCGAGTAATAATTTCCAACTTTTTTAACCGTCGCTTCAAACAACAACGGCAAATTTTGTGATTCTAGTTTTCGTTTTACTTCATCAAGCTGCTCTTTTATTACCGATGAACCACTAAAAAAGACCTTCTTTTCTTTTTTGTCATCATCGCAATAATAAAACTGTACTTTTACGCAAAAAGCACTACTTTTGTCCTTGTATTTGCTCGTACTAATAGAAAACCCTGTAATCACAAGTACCTTATTAAGCAAATCATCTATCTTGACTTTGTCTCCATCAAGAACTGTATGCTCAACAAGTGTGTTAAATTTTGGTATATCCATTACAGCCCTCGTGTAACTCGGCACGACCCACGCGCAGAGATGTCCGTCTGGACAGCCGACCGCCGACTATTCGCATAACGCGAACGCGAACTGCAAACCGCCCCGCTACCCCAAGAACCACCCGCAAGCGGAACGTATGGAATGCCATAAGACTGACCAAAAGCATTAACTGTGTCATAAGTCTGCCATTGAGAACCGCCAACCGGTGCTATTTCATCAAGCCATTGCCAAACAGCTCCGCAACAATCTTCGCAACCTAAAAAGCTTATCATACGTCTTGACGCTGTATCAACATGTCCGCCTGTTGTTACAACCGATGCTTCCGCACTGCCTGCAATATTTGTTTTTTCGTTGCTTCCCTGTGCTATTGATGTAAACTCATGGTCTGTAAGCAGTTTCTTTCCTACAGCTCGCATATCTGCCTGATGATTTACTTCTTCTCTTGAACGTGTTGTTGTACCGCCGTAAACGCTCTTTGTGTTGCGACCTTTTCCGCTCTGTAAGTAAATGTCAACCGCTATGTCTGTTTCAGGGTCATAAACCATACCGTCAGGTGAACATTTTGGACGGAATGTTAAGCACCACACAGATTCTGGCAGAATATCACCTGCAACATAACCTTTTAATGGGTGTTCGACTGTAACGGTATCGTACACTGCATTAGTTGCAACGGCTGTTACTTTGCAGTTGTAAAAATCATAGAAGTCGCTGTCTTCGTCTACGTTCTTTATCAAAACACTGTTGCCAACGCTTAAAGAACCTGGGTCTGCCGGAATAATACCTGTAAGACTTGCACCTGTATTAGCGCAAAGTGTATGAAACTGACCGATTTTGCGCGTATTGTTGACTGTATAGCTTGCGTTAATATCACTCGGCGCTGTGCTTAATGTGCTGACAACAAGCTTAACGCCTTCGGTGTCAGGAGCAAGATAAACGTAAAAATCACGACCGTTTGCTTCGCCTGTGCGTGTTGCAGCCGCGCCTGCCGCCGTTGTAATTGCCGTTGACAAATCAAAGCTTAAATCAGTATTTGCATGAAGCCACATTCTTGATGTTTCTCCGCCAGATGTAACATCAAGCGGAATGTGAGTTCCTTTTTTTATAACAATCGACTTGTGACTTGAATCGGAAAAATCAAAAATAAGCCATCGAGACTGCTCGTAAGTCAGACCTACAGGAGCACCAGACGAACCGCCTGCTTCTTCCTGCCAAGCCTCGCCGTTCCAAATGAGATTAATCTTATTGCCGGATTCTACCGTATAAGTATCAGAACCGCACAATACATTTGCACTGCCGGAAGCAGCACTGCACATTACCTCAACCTTTACACCACGGAACGCACCATTAGCAAGCGCAAGTGTTATATTTGCAGTAGTTAATTCTACTAAAGAATGATGTTCGACAAGCCCCGTACACGAGCTGTTTTCAGAAACTTGAACAGGTCTTTGAAGTTCAAAAGCTAATGTAAAATTGTCGCAACCTTCACGTGTTCTCAGTGCAACATCCTCTGCTTTTTTTGTACCAAAAGGCGGCGTATAATTTGCCAAACCCGGCAACATAAGGCGGTTAAGTGTTAAGTCAATTACTGCCATTTTTTTCTCCTTAATCTATAAGTTCATGCTCACGCAAAATAGCTTCAACAGCCGTTTTAAATTGTGGAGCTTCAAATATATTCGTCTTTATTTTTTCCGGATTGTCAGCAAGCAGTAAGTACCAGTTTTCGTCTTCTGCTAATGTTCCGAATGGAATGCGCTTTGCTGTTCTTTCTGCAAAATCTGCTACAGTTGCGGCAGTAGTAGTATCAATCAATAATTCATCGATAATAACCGAAGTCTTATTCTGATTAAGTAATATGTTGAGCTGACCGCTAGATTCCATGCGGGTAAAATTAACATAAAGATAATCAATACAAAGTCTGATATGCTCACTATCACCGAAAACACCGATATGAACCCATGTATTAGATTCAAAACTTAAACCGAGTTCTTGGAATGTAACTGAATCAGTGACAACATTATTTACAACATGATTAATTCTCTGCGTTCCTTCTTCTGGCGTGTTCATTTCACAGGTTCTTGCATAAACACCTTCCGGTAACTGAGCAAGATATTCTGCTTCTGTAAGCGGTGTAAGTGTGAACTGTTCTACATCATCAACAACAGTACGGATATAATATTTTCCGTTTTCATCATACGGAACTTCAGGAATAAGAGTAGCGAACATATCAACTTCGCCATCATCTGCCTTGAACATAATCGAATTTTCAACGAACATTCTAGAAGTTTCTGAATAACCAAGCTGAACGAAAAGACGTGTCATGCGCATTTCTTCAAACATTGGAACATTCTCATCTTCAAAGATTCCGAAAAGAAAACACTCTGCATTGTTTATCTTAATCTGTATTCTTTCATTTGGAGTACCAACATCGAGCATTGTCTGGTTCTCTGCATAGATATACTGTTCCCAGAAATCAACGCTGAATTCTTCTGTTGTATTGCCGAAGTTACCTGAAATTGAACACTGACCGTAAAGCGATTTACCTATCGTTGCATAAGGTGCAATAGCAAGAATTGCCGGAGTAAAATCTATATCTTCACTTGAATCGCTTTCACCTGCAAGAGTATGCGTTCCGTCTTCTGCGTCTGTAATAACAAGCCCGTTTGTCTGATGCTGATTGTAATAGTCAGTATCAAAGTGATAGACAAGCGCATTTTCAGACGGCATAGCCGCACCTATGTCATAGCCTGCAAGACGGCGTTTATCCATTGATTGGTTTGTAAAGAATACGGTCTTTTCAGAGAAGAACTGACTAGACATAAAGCCGTTCGTATGTGAATAACCTATGTTCTGCCAGTTTCCGTTTATTGTGTCTCTGTGCTGATAATACGTTCCTTTCGGTGTAATCAGAGTACGGTCTAATGAGTTTCCGTTTTGCTGTACAATGATATTACCATTGAATTCAGAAGCGTCTGTTGAAACTGTGAACATTGTTGTCTTAAACTCGACATGGTAATCTTTAACAAGACCATTCTCTACAATCGGAATAACTCTGATATACTCGTTTCTGCCGCCAACACGGAAATCACCTTCATAAACATCATGTGGAACACCGTTCGTTGGGTCTGCCGCC